CTTCTTGGTCTTGTCATAATACCATACCTAATAGCATCATAGATGTGGTCTTCAGATTTAGTATCTACATCCTCAGGATTGTTTTTATCTAGAGGTAGTGAGGGAAGTTGAGCAATTGTATTATAACAACTACTGAAGAAAGTTATTCTTGGTTCTTCTGTAAAGTCATCTATCTGTAGTCTTCTGTGTAATTCATTCTTACCTGATACACGAGAACCTTTTGATCTGTCGGCTGGTCTAAAACGACAACCTTTCTGTATCATCTGTTCTGCTAGTGAAGGACCAGTGTCACCTCTCTTATGCCAGAGAGAACTGTCAAGAACACCATATCTTATTTTCTCGTTAGATTCAAGCTCTAAAATCATATCAGCTAAATCTGTAGCTAAAACCTTGCTAACGTATAACTCTCTATAAACAATTAGCTGTTCATCAGGAGCTACAGCAAACCATATAACAGCAGAGTAAGATCCGTATCCATAGTCGGCTGCTCTAAACCTAGGCCAGTTACTTGGTATATCATATGGATCTACCACATGTATTCTTCTACTGAACTCTGGGAAAGCTGCACCTTCGTTAATATCCCAGTCACCTTCTAGTAATTGTCTTCGTTGGTGCTCAGGCAGAGAGAGTAGGTTGGCTTCATACATCCCATCATCAGACAGATAAGGATTATCAAACAAAGTCGCAGGGATAAACTTTCTCTTGAAAAGAGGTTCTCCCTCCCTAGTATGTCCTTTAGGCCAGCAGATTACTTCACCTTCGTTATCTGTAGCCCAGAATGCTTGATCAGGTTGGTTAGGATCTATAAAATATCTTTTAACCCACATGTGGCCTGGACCACCGGGATTGCTTGTAGCTCTCATATAAAGAGGTAGCCCTGAAGCCTTAGTAGTACGTAGACGTGACCTCATGTAGTTCCATGCGTAGTCGGTAGGCCACTGTGTTAGTTCGTCAAAACCTATCCAGTTAAATGCTTGACCTTGGTATCTCATAACGTCATCGTCACGATCAAGGTAAGACATCCAGAGAGTTGCACCACTAGGTGCTACCCAAGTCTTGTCTCGTTCCATAAACTTAATACCGGGAATAGCTCTTGGGTATAACTGCTTACTTACTGATATAAGTTCTCTTAGTTCTTCGGTTGACCTACGTACTAGAAGCATTCTAGCGTTAGGGTTGTTTAAGTATCTGACTGGATCTGCTACTAGACTGTAGCTCTTACCACCACCTGCAGCACCACCATACAATACTTCTTGTTCTGTAGCTGCTAGGAATGTTGTTTGAGGTCCAGCGTTAGGTTCAAAGATAACATCTCTAGGAACTTCTTCTACTTCATTCTGTGGTAGACTCGGTTTCGCTGCTGAGGTCTGACCATCCATCTCCAAAGATTCGCTTGGTTTCTCTACCACCAAGTCTTTGCTTTTCAATCTTCTCCGCTTTCCTTTGCGCTTCTTTGTATTTCCTAGCGTAGTTGCGGTAGTTAGAGGAAGCTCTCCTGCGTTTTTCTTCGATCCTGACACGTTTGTCTAACCCTACATGTGATATATATCTACCTGACTTATCTGATAACCACTTGGATACTTTTCTCAAACTATAGTCCTGTAGAAATAATTTTGCTTTTTCTAAAAGTTCTAATTCTTCTGGTATAGGTATAAGCAAGTCAAGGTCTTCTTCATCTTGCTTGTAGCCGAAAGGTACATGTCTTCCAACTCTTATGATAGGATACCACTCACCTTTTTCGCCTCTAAGTGGTACTTGCCAATCTATTTTATTTGGGTAGGTAGCCTCTGATGCTCTAGCCGTTTTAACTTTCGTCATCACTATCCTTAGACGGTAGGATAAACACTGGCTCTGAGGTTTTTACTTCTACCTTCTCTGTCTTTGTAAATCCTGCTCTGTCTAAGATATCTTTAGCTGCAAGCATTTTTTCTTTTACACCCAAGTCTGTTGGATCAGCCATTACACTAAACATTGTATAAGCAGCTTTAGTAGAGGACTGGGATATAAACTTCTTAGTTAGTTCTACTATCTCATCTGTTAAAGGAGCTACAACCTGTGCTGTAGCTACACCTTCAGAGTATCCTGCAAGCTTCTTAGCTTTAACAGGATCTCCTTGGGCTTCATCAAACAGAACGTCTAAGAACTTCTGTTGTTTATCTGTTAGCTGTCTCGCCATAAACTCTTTCTCTTATTTCAGATCTACCGATACCTAGATCCTTAAGCTCACGCTCAGATAGATTTATCAGTATATGATAGTCTGCTCTACGCTGTTGTGATTGCTGTATAGCTTTCATCACACGGTTACAATATTCTTTCCACATATAAAAATCTCCAGTTTGGTTTTGTGCAAGTTGGCTAAGAATACCAACTGGAGACTAGTTTTACACATATAGTTATAACATACTACAGATAATATTGCAACCCCGTTATGTCGGCTGGTAATACTCAGCACCTGATAAGATAACATGAAAGTCAGAACTGCTTTCTTCAAATCCTACTATCTTATCCCCTGCAGCTAATGCAAGGTATGCTCCACCTTCTATAACCTCTTCAATACCATTACCTGCTACACTATGCTCATCTATAATAAAATGATAGGTTGTAGTAGCTGCTTCGTACCACTGAAGACTGTACTTCTTTGTAGAACTAGAGCCACTAGATACATGCAGAAAAGTGATGAGTGACACATGGTTATTAGGACATGTATACACTACATCACCACTAGCACCACCTGAGGTAGCTGATAGATCTTTTGCTTTAGTAAAGTATTTAGCTGTAGCAGGGTTTGCCATTACTTTTTCTTTTTACCTGTGACCGCTTTTTTAACTTTAGTAGTCCAAGCTTCATTCTGTGGAGTAGAGGGGTCATCCTTTACGTAATGACCTTTATCGTTTCTAGCTCGAACCTTCTCTGTATTCTCAGCTAACCAAGCTGTAACTTCTGGATCTTTAGTAATCCACTCACCATAACTTAACTGGCCTACAACATCTCCACGAGAGTTTACTATTTGATCTTTCTCAAGACCTTCAAATTGAAACATTAGTACTTCCCTTCTACACCAAACTTCTTTTTGTGTTGAGCAATAGTTTCTTCTTTAAACCTAGTGGTATACTTTTTGTCTCTCCACATAAAAGTAGCTTTACCAGAATTTCGATTACGTCTAAAAGCTTTACCGAAAGACTCATTATTAGCTGGACCAGATGCTGGTGCAGTTCTTGGTGGAGCAGTTCTATCAGGCTTACCAGTCTTCTTAGGTTTAGTTATAGTCTTTGGTGCTGGTCCTCTGTCTGTCTTCGTCTTAGGGGTATTCCTTGGCTTTATAGAACTCTTATCAATCTCTGGTCCACCCTCTATAGTTGCTAGTCTTGTAGCAGCAGGAGTGCTTCTAAGTTTACTTGGAACAGGATTTGTTTTTCCTGGAACTCTTGTTAGAGGTGGCTTAGTCCTAGTAGGTCTAGGTTTAGGTTTAGTTACCGTAGTAAGAGTGTTAGGTTTTTTTATCTTCGCTGGAGCCTTTGTACCTACCTTAGGTTTAGCAGGTGCTTTCGGTCCAGTTGACTTGTTAGGAGAAGTAGGCTTACGTCCTACAGGTGGGTCTTTACGAAGTTGAACATTCTTAGGAAGTTTATCTGCGTTTGGCTTCTTAAGAGGTAACTTTACATCTGGTGCTTTAGTTGTAACACTAGGTGCTTTTTTGACTTTAGCACTCTTAGGTAGTTTAGTCTTAGGTATTCTTTTACCACCTTTTTCTACTAATTCTTGTGCAAGTCTTTTAGAGTTAGTTCCAAAGTAGCTTCTACCTATTTTAATAATTATTTTAAATGCGGCTGCTGCTGACATAGTTTATTCCTTTACTTATAAGTATTCTTAGGTCTAGCAATACCAGTATTAAGATCGTTAGAAGACTTAACCATACCACCTACGTTGTACATGGCTACCTTACCACCTTTAGCATATGCTTTCTTTTTCATTCCAGCACCGCCTTTAGCGTAACCTTTCTTCTTCATACCCATACCGCCTTTGTTCATTTTACCGACACCATCAGCAGCATAAAAGGGAACTTTCTTTCCATCCTTCTCAACCATCTTAAGACCACCAGCAGCATAACCTTTTTTCTTCATGCCGCCCTTTGCGTAACCTTTCTTTTTCATCTTCATGTTTCTTCCTCACTGTATAAATTGTTAAATACTCTTTGTGTATCCCAGACGTAACTTACGTCTTCTTTAGAGTTGTATATGTGTTGATTAGGTTTAAAGTCTGGAGCACCTTCTCCTGTTTCAAACCAAGCTGGGTGAGTTACTCTCACTCTGTTATTGGGTAACGCAACTATGTTACCTGTGTAGTTACCAGCGTCTAACAACTCTAATACGTGAGACTGTTTGTGTTGGGCTGGATCGTCAGCAACTTCATTATCTGTGTAGTCTACTGTAAAATAATATTTAGCTGGGTAAAACTCTCCATCTACTTTTGCTATCCAAGGGGCTGGACTTGCTCTCTCAAGTTTGTAAACTGAGTGATAGTGAGACATACAATCCCAAGGCTGCGCCAAGTATGGTGGTAATTCTTTAGGCCATTCTTCCAACGGTGTATCTGCTACAAGTGCTACAAGAGGTAACCTAGCCCACATCGCACCACCATGTATATTGGGGCTATCACTATCATCAGACTCGCAGCCTGTAAAAATAACTTGAAAGCTGAGAGTCCTGTTTGGCATAGTAGTAACGCCAATGACCATGCAATGTAAGAACTCTCCATGATACTCTTCTAAATTTTTTGTGTATTCTCTACGAACCCACGCTTTGAAGTGAGGTATACTGCTTGTTAAGTAAGGCATACTATTATTGTTTTTATTTACCTTTTAGATTTTTTTGTAAGACCACCCTTAGCGGCTCTAAAGGTTTTGGTCTTCTTTGCGATTTTCTTAGGTTGAGCCACATGCTGCTTACCTGCCTTAGTGCCTTTTCGCTTTGCTCTAGAAGTGGCTGCGTACTCACTAGCACTAAGAGACTTAATAGCCGAAGAAGGTAGGTAACGTTCACCAGTAGCTTTAGAGCCTTGGGTAGATGGCTTACCACTTTTGGTTCGCCACTTTTGTTTTGTCCAAGACTTTAAGCTCTTCTGTGATTTAGAGAGTGACATTTAACAGCAGTCACACGATGGGTTACATTTCTTATTTAACAATGCACACCATAGTCTTTTAACGTACCTTCTCATTTGTAGCCTCCCCCTTTGGCTTTGTATTGCTTTGCAACCATCTGGGCTTTTCTCGCAGACCATTGTCCAGGTTTGCCACCTTTTGAACTTGCCTTAACCTTTGCGACCAAGTTTTTACGCATGGTCGGTTTGGTGTAGTTACCAGCAGCATTTACTGTACTCTTCTTAGCAGCCATTAAACAATCCTATTAAAATGAAAACTTTGCACCCATAGTAATATCACCAAACTTAAAGTCAGCATCGGATGATACTTCTGTGTAGGTTGCTAGACCTTTCCAAGCGTATTCAGCTTTCCAGTCTAAGCCAGTAAAGATATCACCATTGTTAATGTCTAATACATCAATAGTTGTTTCAGTAGAAAAAGAAACTCCGTATGCACCCATACTTACTTTAGGAGTAAGATCTAGTTCCCATGTTTCTGTTCCTGTCGTATAACTCATATCTGTTTCAGCACCAACAGATAGACCGTATCCTAGATCCATAGCTGACACTGACGTTCCTGCAACTGCTACTGCAGATGCTAATAGTAATTTCTTCATTCTATACTCCTATAAGTTTGTTCCGATTTTAACGCATGTGGGTACTGCGTATATACCTTTTGCTACTAAGTCATTTGTTATAATAATAGTTTCTTCTTTACAGGCTCTCTCTACATAGAAAGGTTCTGGCTTTGCTACAACCTGACAAGATAATGCTGATGGGTTTGTACACATCAACAACACAGCCATCCACATCACCACTTAACCTTATGTGACCAATACCTAGCACTTAGTTTACTAGGCTTAGAGTCTTGAGCATTGTGTCTAGCATAGTAACTTTTCTTACGTGCTTTATCTTTTGCTGACTTAGGGTTCTTACCTGCGCCACTTACACCTTGCTGACCAAAACGAATAAACTTATACGTGCTACCTTCTTTAGCCATTACACAGTGTGACTTGGTAGGATGACTAGGAGTACGCTTAGGTTTGTTTACACCCTTAAGCCCCTCAGCTTTCATCTTAGTTTTTACTCGTTCTGGTATAGACATAGCTACCTACTTATCTATAAAATATAATTATATCAGAAAAATTTATCTGTGTCAACTAATCAATTCAAAATGTGGTCCATCCATGAATGGTCTACGACCTTGAGATCTACGTAGGTCAATGTAAGCATTCATAGCTTCTTCCATTGTACCTTCCCAGTTTCTTATATCCATTGGGTATGGCATTTCTGGTGTACCCCATGCTGCTCCCCAGCAGATAGGAACTCCCACTTGTGTAGCTGCTTCTGCCATAGCGTCAGCTATATCATCATAAACATTTAGTTCCCAGCAAGCACGACCATTAACGTATGCCATAAGATCTACAGCTTTACCCACTAGGTGTTTAGACTTCATGGTTTGACTAGCACCAGAAGCTACTAGCTCCTTCTGCTGTTCTACAGTTCTCATCCCTTGGATAACTCCGAAGTCGATTGTATCACTCAAGGTAATAGCCATCTTGACTACTGCTTGTAGACTATCATCTACACCTTCTAGTTTGTCTAGGCTACGCCTACTTAGTTTAAATGCCATTGTTTATTTCCTAAAAAATTTAGTAGCTGACCTTACAGCAAAGCTACTTGCTACGATTACTCCTAAGGTATAACTATACCACTGCGGCATTGTCTCCAAAGCAGCAAAGCCATTAGCTACTGCTTGGTCTGCCCATTCAAAAGGTAGAAATGCAAGGATAAGTGGTATTGAAAAAAGTAGAACTAGGTACTCATCTTTCCACGAGTTCTGAGTACCCTGGGCCATAATCTTTTCCCAGTCAGCTTCACTGGTAGCACGACTGACCATTATCTGAGCTTCTGCTTCTGCACGAGCTACCTTAGCTTTAGTCTCAGCAGCTTTAGTTTCTACTTTGCCATTCAGCCAAGTACCTGCCAGACTAGCTATTGGTCCAAGTAAACCTTGTATCATTTCTTATTCCCCATCGCTGTAAATCCAAAGTATGCACCGACAAGTGCTGATACAGATACGACATAGATATTAGCAATATCTGCTATCAACATTGCTGCTGTTTCCATTCCAATAAGTGTACAAAGAAAGATACCCATAGGATAGAGTACCATTCCAGATAAAGCAAACCAAGTCATGTTGCGTTGGGCATCACGCTTGGCATCTTCGTCTTCCATCTTCCTTCGTCTATCCTCTAGATAGATCTCACGCTCTTCAGCGTCTAGCTTACCGTTTTTGTCTAGGTCATATTCTTCTACCATTATTCCCAATCTCTTTTTCTGTCAGGGTCTAACACGTTGTACCTACTTATCATACCCTCTAGAAACATAGCTCTTTCTATTCTATCAAGGGATAACCATTCGCCTGAGTGCTGGTGGTATGCCTCTCTAGCATAGAAGACTGAACTGTGAGGGATGTGAACTCTTCGTAGAACTCTTTCATTACCATTAGCTAAAGCTCGATAGAACTCTTCTAGAACTTTATCTGATTGGTAGTACTTTATTTTTCTTGCCATTGTAATAAACCAATGCACCACTAGTTGTATCTATTAGCTTGCATCTGTCAATAGATAAATGCAGAACTAAAATTATTATTTTACTTTAAATGAGATATACTTGTAATACTATTAGTAGTAACTAGTAGTAGTTATAAGTATTATAAGTATAAGAAGTAATAGACTACTAGTACTGACTAATAGTTATACTCATTAGTAATTACTATTAGTAATACTAACAGTATAATTATAAGGCATACCCGCACTTTTGTCAAGCGATATGTTTGTAACAATGTGTTACAGTATGTTTCACTCTATTTGTTTTACCCGGACTTCCCTGGCAGCACCCTGGTCTACCAGGAACTACTGTAAACTTAAATGTACATAAGTGGTTAACAAGTGAAAATGACTCATCTCTGTCACTGCGTGTGTATATATACGTACTACCCCCCGGCGGCCCATGCCCCCCTGGAACAAAACGTGAACATCTAATAGAACAAAAAGTAAACAGAAACAATATGTTATAGCAAGTAGTTTAACCCTAAACAATTCTAGGGGAAAAGTAGTTTAACGTTAAACTATCTGTCTCACTTTTAGTTTAATCTTAAACAAAATCGTTTAACGCTAAGTTTTTTCTAAATGTGATCACAAATAGCAAAAGCAAC